TTTGCCTTACATGACTTACATTGATAAGCGGCATTCTTAAACATTGATAAATAACAGTTAACGCCTGGGTTTAATACTGTTTCTGTTCCATTCTTAGCACAGTTGACGCATACTTTAGGCCATTGTCCTCTTGGGTTTGCTTGATTGATTGTGTTCATATTATTATGTTTTTATTATACGTATACAATATACAAACTCTTACTACGGAAGCCTACGGGTTTTGTAAAACATGTATAAGTATATTGATATTTATCATTATGAAATGGGGCATCTTGCCTCATCAATAATTTTTTACAAACATTTACTATGACTAAAAATGAATTAAAAGAGTTAGTAAAACAACACTTTAATTTAGTCGAAGCAAAGAACGTACAAAATTTCGATAGTGCGAAACTAGAAGACGGAAGTGAAGTATCAAATCAGAAAGCTGGCAAATTTGCCTTAGGTCAAATCTTATACGTTAAGGATGACAAAGGGAATTTTGTTGAAGCACCTGAAGGAGAACACATTTCTAAATCTGGTATTCAATTTATTTTAGATAAAGATTCTAAAATCACAGGACTTAAATATCCAGACGCAAAAGGGGAAGGTTCAGCAGATTTAGCTGAAGAAGACATGGACCCTCAAGACAAGGATTTAATTAAGAAAGGTGATGTAGCTGACGAAGGAGCATTCGCATCGAAAGATGATATGGACGCTAGAACAGACGCTGAAGAAGAAGGATATCTAGACGGAATTAAAGACGAGAAAGCAGACGCTAAAAGAAAAGCAATTGAAGAGGGCGGATTCGCACTTGAGGATGTTGTTGAAATGATTGCAGAAGTAGTTGAGGCAAAGGTAGAAGAATTAAAGAAAGACATGATGAAAATTGACGAGAAAATGAAGTCAATGGAAGAAAAAATGTCATCTTTCAGTTCAGAACCAGCTGCTGACAAAACTGTACCAGCAATTAAGTTTTCCAAAGCGGGAGACACAAAAGAAGACAAACGATACAACATGATGTTGAAAAGAATGTCTAACAAATAATTAATAAAACAAAACACTAAACTATTATGGGATTAAATGTAACTGCATTAGCAGACTTTAACAACGAAGTAGCAGGTAGAGTTTTACTTCAAACAATCTACAAAGGAAATACTGCAGAGTATGTGTCGATTCAAGAAGGGATTAAATATCAAGAGCCTTTGAACAAGGTTGCTGTTATACCTTATTTTCAAGGTGGTGATGCAGTAACTACTCCAAGTGGTTCAGCAATATTTACTCAAAGAAACATTACTGTTACGAAGAGAACAGCATTCGATGCTTGGAATCTTCAAACACTTACTCAGAAATACCTAGGTATATCTGCGTTACCTGAAGGGTCTTACGAAGAGACTTTCAGTTTATTAAATGACTTAACTACTGAATTAGTAGCTAAAGCTCAACAAGACAATGATAACTTTATTTGGAACGCTGTTTCAGGATCACAATTTCCTGGATCAAGTGTAGAACCAGAAGCTGATGGCTTTAAAGCATTAATTAGTGGTTCTACTGCTAATGTAGTGGTTGCAACAGGAGCTTCAGCATTGGTAATTACAGGTTCAACTGCATACGACCAATTAACAGGAATGTTAGGTGTAGCAGATGCGAACATTGTAGATGCTCCGGATTTAACTTTCTTCTGTGGAATTAAAGTATTCCAAAGAATAATCAACGGTCTTACAACTCAAAACTTATTCCATTTTGACCCAACTTCAGTGAAGTCAAGAGGTGGATTTTATGAGGTGCCATTACCAGGATATCCAAACGTGGTTATCGTAGGTGGATGGGGATTAAGAAATTCAGAAAGAGTAGTATTAGGACCTGCATCAGATGCATTCGTAGGATGTGATTTGATTTCAGATACTTCTAATTACCAACTTTGGTATGATATTAATTCTGATACTTTAAAATACAGACTGAGAAACAAATTAGGTACGCAAATTGGACATCCAAAATATTGGGTATCTAATGATCAAGCTTAAGCTGAACCAATTATTAACTAACTAAAAAACTTAAAATTATGGCATGTGATATTACATCAGGATTTCAACTAGGTTGTCGAGACAACATGGGTGGACTCCGTCAAATTTATATATTAAGTGGTTCAGTTAGTTCAGTTGTTGGCGCAGATGTTGGATTAATAACAGCCATCAGTGGATCAGGTACGTTCTTTTTATTCGAACTTGCTAAAAACACAGGTGACTTTACAGAAACAATCAACAGTAGTATTGAAAACGGTACAGTTTATTACGAACAAGTAGTAAACGCACCATTTCAAAAACTACAAAGCGCTACTCGTAATCAAGTCAAAGTTCTTGCACAGAACCCAGACTTAAAGATTATAGCTCAAACTAATAATGGAACTGAAGACGGTGGAATAGGAACATTTTTCTATTTAGGCCAAGAAAACGGTATGACATTATCAGGAGGAACTGGACAAACGGGAACAGCTTTTGGAGATATGAACGGATACACTTTAACATTTACAGGGGATGAACCATTCCCAGCATCTGAAATTAGTGGATCAGTTTTAGCAACGGTACTTTCGGGTATCAATACTGCACTCTAAATATATTACTTAAAATTAGGGGGAGCGTAGCTCCCCTTTTTTTTAATATCTATTTTACAATAAAACAATATTTATTCTTAGACGATGATTAGACTAAATTACAGTAGCTCAGGTATAGATACAAACGCATTATGGGTAAACTATCCCGTTAGTGCATCAGAGGCATTATACTCTATTACTAGTAGTTACGATCAATCAACTTGGGAATTATCAGGTAGTATTATTTCAAATACCACTAAAGGAGGAGACGGATGGTTATTAGTTCAATCTAATAGAAATCAAGCACCAACTGCTTCTGGCCAATACATGGCTGACATCTCACCTTATGTAAGTGAATTTCAAGACGCAATATGGAACGTTACAGCACTTAAATGGGCAGATAATAATGACCCAATAGCAATTATAGATTATAGATGGGCAACATTCCAGAAATATCTAAACAGAAAATATGATGGTGGATTTATTGATATAGAGAGAGTTTGGGTTTCAGGTTCGAATGACCCAGCAATAACAGACTTTATATCCACGAATGAAAATGGTACCTTTAACACATATCAAGACTAATGGAAAATAAAAAATTTAACTTCTCAGCTATAAAACGTAAAGAAGAATTCGCTAAAAGCGGATATGATCGCGAATCTAATCCTTATAGAGATGGGACAAAAGATAAGCCAAAGTATATGAAATTTGGAGCAGATAACATGTATCCAGAATACTTAATTTCACTATACAATCAATCATCAACACATGCTTCATGTGTAAATTCAATTGTACAAGCTATAACCGGAGATGGTTTAGTTACAGACAATGAAGACATCTTAAAAGTTGCTAACAGAGCAGGAGAATCATGGAATGATATCTACAGCAAAGTAGCTTTAGATTATAAATTATTTGGTGGATATGCTTTAGAGATTATTTACTCTAGAGATAGAAGCCGCATAGCAGAAGTCTATCATGTAGATTTCAGTCACGTTCGAGCTATGGAAAAAAACGAATGTCATCAAATACCAGGATATTATATTTCAGATGTATGGAGACCATCATTTGATTTTACAATTAATTCCTTAGATCAAGCATTACCACAATTACCTCCATTTAATTTAGATAAAAAAGTAGAGGAGCCTAAACAATTATTATATCATTCACCTTATAGACCAGGACAAGGATACTATCCATTACCTGATTATGTAGGTGGTTCAAAAGTAATTGATTTAGATCAAGAAGTGGATAATTTCCACGTATCAAATATTAAAAATGGTTTAGCACCGTCATTAGCAATTACAACTTATACAAATGCAAATGATGAAGAACGAATGGCTATAGAAAATATGTTACGCTTACAGTATGAAGGTACTAGTAATGCAGGTAATATGTTGTATATGGACGTTGCAGATCCAAGTTTAAAACCTGACATACAACCAATACCACAAAATGGCGCAGATGACTACTATACCACGTTGAATGACGTCGTGTCTCAGAAGATATTAACAGCGCATCGAATAACAAGTCCAATGCTGTTAGGTATTAAATCTAACACAGGTATGGGTAATAATGCTGAAGAAATAGAAACATCATATAGATTGTTTTTAAATACAGTAGTAGCACCATTCCAACAGAGTATATTAGGAGTATTTGAAGGATTATTAGAAATAAATCATGGAGAATTAACATTAGGTGTAATTCAGAAAAACCCATTATTTGAATATCAAGATGTAGAAGAAACAGAAGTAGTAGTTTCTAACG